AAGGTCTGCAATACTGATTCCAAATTTGGTAATGGATGACGCGCCATCCTGCCCAATGCCTGCGATTGCTTTTTGCAGTTTAGAAACAGTTGGCAAAATATCCGACGCGGCAAGTCCTGCCTGCGTAAATGACTCCTGAATTACTGCCAGTTTATCGATTGCGATGCCTGTTTGAGATGATAAATCTCCCAACTCATCTCCAGCCTGCATGGCCTTGTACATCCCAGCAATGGCCACACCGGCCACGGCTGCGGCGGCTCCCAGTGCTTGAAACAGGTTGCTGGAAACCATTGAGCCAATGCCAGCCTTTGCGTCGGCAATACCTTTGTTCCACGCTGATACATCGAGACCGAGTGCGGCTGTAATCATTTGAGAAGATCGTTTCCGAGTTTTTCGTTATACGTTTTCAGCCATCTTTCCATGCTGTTAGCCTGCATTGAAATGGCAATCGCAATTCGTCTGGTGATTGCATTTGATGAACTGTGAGTGGTTCCGTTTGTTGCCTCAAAAAATGAGTAACCATCTCGAATTGTTTCAACCTTGCAACGGCTTGGAATTTTTCTCCCGTGACGAGTGATCCATTTTGGAATTCCAGAAACAGATAATTTTTCAACCGCTTTCATCCACCCAGATGCGGTAGTTCCTTGGCGTGCCTCAAGATTTTTTCGCACTGCATTGATTTCGGTTGCAGTTGCTTTGATTTTTTCACCAAACCGCCTAAAGCGTTTATTCTTTTGACGCCTTCCGAGGTATTTACTCAAAGCATCGCCATCAGATTTTTTTGATTTTTCAAAAGCAAAACTAATATCCGATGTTTGCGATTTTACGCCTCTTGATTTTCCTTCTCCAAAATTTATGACAATCCCTCTGGATTTTTTGCCGGGGGCAGGCAGTTTGACTGAAGCGTCTTTCCCTCCCATTGGAGGTGTGACTGAAAAAAGATTCCGCACAATTCCTCCAAGTTGCTGTTCCCAAAGCTCTTGAGTTGATTTTTTAGACTGAGACAAAAGCTTGTTGAATGCATTTTGAAACCGTGATTCCGCAATTTCAAAATCCAGATTGATTGAGCCTTTTTGAGCCTTACTCATCGTCTTCCTCGGTATTCAGCAGTCTAGCAAACGATTCGAGTTTAGACAATTCCTCAGTCTTCGGCTTCCCAAGAGGTACAGTCCAAGCCCCCTCTGCGTACAACGCGCAGTGGTAGAGTCTAAGCATTCGCTCGAGCGGTAATTTGAAGCGGAGGTATTCATCTGCCCAACCTGTTTTTGATGCCAGAGTGAAGATCAGATGATCCCCGAACTCTGGCGCAATTAGTTTTTTGGTGCGTCGCTTTCCGTTGAGGTTGATCTAGGAATGACATCCACGCGTCTTTCCTCCACTTGTTTAGTTTGCGCCGTAAACCAGTCTATAACGTCGTTCAGTGCGGCTAGAGGGAAATCCATGCGGAAGCGTTCGATCTCGCGTTCCACGGCCCCTTCCGCGTGTTTCTGGTACAGTTCCTCTGCGGGCATCGACTGCATCCACGCGGCGGCCACGGCCTGACGTGCCGGGGACTGCTCAAAAGTGCTCAGAGCCATCATCACTTCCCACGTCGTGAAGGTCCAGTCGTACAGTTCAAGGTGAGCAATTTTTCGTGGTGTCATAATTCGGCGAGGATCTGGTTTTTGCGAGCTTCGGGAAGGTCAGGGTGAATAACCGCAACCCGCTTGCCCCGGCGGATAAGCACCGACGGCTTTTGGGTTTTGATCCAATCTTTGAGCTTCGTCATGTTATCGCGAAACGCGCGCATGTAGCTAATCGGATGCTCCGGGTTTTCGCGGCACCACTCGACTGAGAGCCAGCGCTTGCGAAACTCTTCGAAGTCAATTTGCTCGGATCCGAACTCGGCTTTTACATCGCCATTTACGAGCCAGGTCGTGACCATCTTTGGCCCCGATTGCGTGTCTTCCACAGTTTGCGAATGTGGTTCGTCCTTAAGCAATTCGCCACCGCTGTTGAGCCATGCGCCGATTAGATCGGTGTTTGGCGACTTTAGAGGTGGCAAATCGTCGCGGACGAAATCAATGCGCTGACCTACTTTTAGTGACATATTTCTAGGTAGTTAAAACTAAGTGGCGTGCGGATAAGAAACGCCGTCGTAAGAGAATCCCTGCCAATCCTCGTTTGTTTGAGTGACTGTCGTTTTGGTGATGAATGCTTTTCCAGAAACGTTAGTTGGCAGCGTCGAAGTTGTTCCCACGCTTACAGGCAAATCGCCTTTTCCTTTTACGGAAAACGTATACGAATCGTCCACGTTGCGCGCCTGAGCATGTCCACCAGTAGAGTCGATCAACTGCTTCGTGTCACCTTTATGCTCAACGTCAACGCTCTCAATCAACGTCCCGGTGACTGTCGTAATTCCGAATGTGCTCATGTTTTATTGATAAAGGATGCCGGTGACTTCAGAGGTTGAAAAGTCGTCGTTGGTTTGCGAATACTTTGCGGATGTAACGGTGAGTCCTGTAAAGTCAGAGCCACTGGAAACGCTTGAAAGCGAAACGCTTCCTTTGGTTTTAACGTTCACCGTAGTCGTACTGCGAGGCTTGTTAATAGCCTCAACAACGCGACCGATGGCGTTTTTGATGGTGGCAATTTCAATCTCAATAGATTCTTCAGATGACTGAAGATAACCAGCGGGGGCCGTTAGGCCGAATGTACTATCGACTCCGAATGTTGCAGGCATGGCGTTTTAAGGTTTAGGGCCGTAGCCCAGGGTAAAAGTTAAATTGGTATTCCAGTGACGTTCTTCGTTCACGTTGTCGCTCGATTTACTGACGAACCCATAAATCTGCACCACGTCGGAATCAATTTCGAGCGTGTCCATGAAGTCTGAAACGTCCTTCACGAATGCGATGTGCTGCTCCACCGTCGTATCATCAGCCTGTTGACCGATTCCAATCGTCAGAGTCCCTGTCCAAAGCGGAGAGTTCAGCAGTGAGTTGCCCTGAAGGTTTAAAAGGATGGCCGGCATCGTGATCCGCGCGTGGTCATGCGGAAGCCCCACAAACACGTCTGGAAAGGCCGTTTCAAGGCTTGTCCTAATCGCTTCACACATTGCCAAGTCCAGACTCATCGCGACACATCCTCCAGATAAAGCGTCCAGCTAACTGGGTGCTCTGCGATGCGAATGATGCGCGCCGGTGATCCCTGAATCGTGATTTTTTCGCCCTTCACAGGTTCAGGAAAACCACGTTTTTGAATTACGATGGAGCAGATCAAATGCGTCTCAAAGCCACCGATGCCGAGCACTTCGTGAGTATCGGTTTGATTGATAACTCCTCGCCACGTCTGCCCCTGATACACAAACTCCTCGCCCATAATGGCGAGGGCCTGATCAGTTGCATCGGCGGCTATGGAGAACCAATCGCTCATCGGCGCTTCTTCGTCGGCGTTTCGATTTCAGGTTCCGCAATTACACCGGACTTTATGCGCTTTTCGCGCTCAGGTCTGTCGAGCACGTGAAGCTGAACTTTTCCCGAGCCAGTGAAATTTTTATAGAAAGTGAGGGCTTCTGAGAACGTATCAGCTACGCACGCAACAACGTAGTCCACGGTGACGATGGTCAATTTTTTAGACATCTTTGGGAAAAGTTTAACAAGGGAGCGGGCTATTAAACCCGCCCCCCTGTTTGTTGAATTACTCAGCGACGATACGCACGCCAGCTTCAGCGCGGCCTGCGGTTGCTCCGAAGAGCATACCAACGGAGTATACAAGTTCTGCCGTGTTGACGTCGTAGAAGCGACGCATCTGGATGGGGAGGTTGAGCTGAGGAATGACAACGTCAGCGATCTGCGCGCCCATTTCAGCAGCACCGTCAGCGTTCACGCGGCGGGAAGCAAACAGCAGCGCGGAATTGTGGAACGCAAAGCCTCCGAGGCCCTGACCGTTTGCATCACACTCGCTCGACTGGTAAACGTCGAACCCTGCAACGCGAGGAATGAAGCCTTCAGCCTTCTCGCGGATGAAGCCGGGGAACTCAGCAGAGTTCAGGCTCTTGACGAGGGAAGCAAAGTAAGTTGGGTTCAACAGAACCGCACGGCCTTCGGTTGGCATTCCCTGCGTCGTCAAACGAGCGGAAAGGTCAGCGAGATCCGAACGATCGAAGTTTCCAGCGTTGATTCCAACGGAATCGAAGTTACTGGATGTAACCAGATTCCACACAGTTCCGAACACGGATTTGCCGAGCGCGGTCATCGCAGGATTGATGAACAGGTCGTTCAGATTGATCGAGGATTTGGAACGCTCCAAATCGTTGAAGCC